CTCTTAAATCGCTCGGTATAAAACTGCTTACATAGTTATAAATAGATTATATAATGGCAGTTTCATACATAGATAGATTACAATCCCAGGCTTTCAAGGCTGGAGTTGCAAAAAATACCGAAAGATCTTTAAATTGGTTTAAACGACAATTGGCGGGGATGAAGTCTTTCAATCGACAAAACCTTTTGAGGGATGAGAATCTTAAAAACCGTAGTCGGGCATTACCTGGTCGGATGTTTATGTATTTCTATGACCCTAAACATAAAAAGACATTGCCTTATTATGATAGGTTCCCTCTTATCTTTATGGTAGAAAAAGCAAAGGGAGGTTTTTATGGCCTTAACCTACACTATTTGCCTCATAAACAGCGTGCAATTTTCTTTGATAGACTTACTGAATATTCTACAAATAAAAAATACGATTTAACTACTCGTCTAAGACTATCTTACAATCTTTTAAAGGGTGCGTCTAAATTAAAAATGTTTGGTCCTTGTTTTAAACACTATTTAAGTGAGCACGTAAGATCCCGGATGGTTGAAGTACCTGCGAGTGAATGGGAAACGGTTTTGTTTATGCCAACTGAAAACTTTAAGAAAAAGAATAAGAATCAGGTTTGGAGTGATTCAAGGAAAGCAATCTAATGGGATTATTTACAGATATAGCATCAGCAGTTTCACCAGGATCAATCGATAGTTTTAAATCGACAATAGGTAAGCGCGGCGGATTAGCAAAAACAAATAGGTTTGCTGTTTTTATGTCACCGCCTGATCAGTCTTTACTTAATATTGATATAGGCAACATTTTCGTAAGCGCGATCTCTGGCAATTTTAACGCTAAGTCATTAATAAATGACCCTCGCGATATTGGCTTATTATGCGAAAGCTGTTCTATACCTGGAAGACAAATACAGACTATGGAGCATTCGCACTTTAGACAATCAGTTAAGGTTGCAAATAGCTATTTTAATGAAGATGTGACGTTCGTCTTTCACTTAACGAATGACTATTATATGAAAAAGATGTTTGACAAATGGACCTCTTTAGTTATTAATCCTGACACGTTTAAATTGAATTATGATTCTACGTATAAAAGGGATGTGACAATACAACAATTAAACGAGAAAGATGTACCTGTCTATGGTATAACACTTAGAAACGCTTATCCTGTAACTGTTCAATCAGTTGAGCTAAATAACTCTGCACAAGATAGCATACAAAAGTTGTCAATTACTATGACGTACGAAGACTTTGTTCCAGAAGGAGGAGTATCCTCAGCCCTTTCTGGAATTAAAAACGCGATTGGAGGAATAACCAGATTATTATAAAACTATGCCATTACCAATATTAGAAACAACAAAGTACACAACAGTAGTACCGTCTACACAAGAAAAAGTCGAGTTTAGACCATTTCTTGTAAAAGAAGAAAAGATTTTAATGATAGCGCAAGAGTCACAGGACTCTTCTCAAACAATAAAAGCACTAAAAGATATTGTTAGCGCCTGTACATTCAATGCGTTAAAGATAGAAAACCTAACTACGTATGATTTGGAATACTTATTTCTTCAACTTCGCGTAAAGTCTGTTGGCGAAGTGAGCGATATATCTCTTAAATGTAGTGAGTGCGGAGAAGTTAATTCTGTTAGCGTTGATCTTTCTGAAATCACTGTAGAATTTCCTGAAAAAGAAACAGAAAGAAAAATTGAATTGACAGACGCCATTGGAATTACCCTTCGCCCAATATCTATTGATAAAGTAGGAGAACTTTCAAATCTTGAAAAGAATGAAGACTCTTTAACAAAATCAGTTGCAGCATGTATTGAATCAATATATGATTCAAATGGTTTATATATGACAGATGATACATCAGAGAAAGAAATGGGCCAATTTGTTGATTCACTTTCTCACAAACACCTAGAGCTTATTCAAGACTTTATGTCTAATCAGCCCGAACTACGTAAAGTAATAAAATTTAAATGCAGTGCGTGCGGCCATGAAAATGAAATCACTGTCACAGGCCTACAATCTTTTTTTTAATAGGCCTTTCGCATGATTCTCTAGCTAATCATTATCAAACAAATTTTTCAATGATGCAACATCACCAATATAGTTTAACTGAATTAGATAATATGCTTCCATGGGAAAGGCAAATCTACGTATCACTTTTACAAGAATACATTAAAAAAGAAAACGAACGAGTAAAAACAAACAATGGCTAGTCAAATTCCATCAGATCCCGCTAATCAGAAAATTGCAGACTTGACACAAGACCAACTTAATGTTAGTCGCGGTCAATTCGCCAGGATTAATGAAAGTAATGAAGCATTAGGCGCAGTTATTATGGAGCTTGCTGCAGCGCAATCGCAGGCTGAGAATATTGAAGAAAAGAAAATTAAACGTGAAAAATTCTATCGTCGTAAAGATTTCATCTTTGACACTATCGTTTCACGTTTCCAAAGAGTAGCTGCTAAAAAAGCAGCGATACAATCTGAAAATCAGTTTAATAGAGATTTAATTGAGCAAGAAGCGCAAGTTAATGCAGCTTTTTCTATCGAAGAGTCGAGTGCTAAGACAGCGACTATTATGGGATTCATGAGTAAAGATATCTCAAAATTGGCAGACTTTATGATGGGTAATAAACTCACCGATGAAGAAAACCGTAGAGAAATGCTTGATGCTCTCAATAAGGATAGAACTAACCGTGGAGATTTTAAAGAGAAAAGATATCAAGGTTTCTTTAAGACATTGGCTAAAATCGTAATCGGTGTACCAATCTTTTTAGTTGGTTTCTTTCAAGGATATTTTGAGTCGCTAGGTAATACGTTTAAAACAGCTGGTAAGTTTATCGATAAAAACGTCTTTAAAGGTTTTTTTGCTAAGACAGGTGACTCAATAAAAACCTCATTCAATGATTTAGGTACTAACATCAAAACTAAGATTGGAAATTTCTTTAAACGATTTGGTAAAAAGACTGGAATAAGTGGTGCTCTTGAAAGAATTAAAACTTTTTTTACAGATGTGTCTAAGTTTTTTAAAAGACTTATAGGCCCTCGTAAAATAAAAGCAGCAGTAAATGCAGTTAAGTTTGTTATTGGCAAAGTAGCAGGGTTTTTCAACATGATAAAAACTACAATTACGGGTAGTTCGCAGTTTAAACGCTTTATAGACTTTGCAAAAAGGGCCAAATATCTTGGCAAGATATTTGGAAAAATATTCTTTCCTATTAAAGTGATCATGGGTGTATTTTCTTTTGTAAAAGGATTTATGAAGGGATATGACGAAGGTGGAATTATGGAAGGCATTAAACAAGGTTTGCTTAGTCTTTTTGATACACTCATTGGTAGTGTACTAGAATTATTAGCGAATATGGCGTCTGTTGTTCTCAATTTCCTTGGCTTAGAGAACGCGGCTAAAGCTGTTAAAGAGAGTATGACCATGATGATTGATGGTATAAACAGCGTAATCGGCGGCTTTGTTGATCTTGTAAAAGCTATATTCACATTAGATCCCGTTCTATATATGGAATCTTTAGGAAAAATTTGGGGCGGCATCAAAAATATATTGATGGCTGGACCAAATTACTTTATGGCGCTAATAAAGGATGTATTCGGTTCAGACGAAGAAGGAGAAGGTGGTCTAATTAATAAGGTTAAATCCATCTATCAAAAAATAAAAGACTTTCTTCTTGCTCCGTTTGAAAAGATATCTGGTCTTCTCAATAAGCTAAACCCTTTCGCAGAAGATTCAGATAAAGAAATTGAAGAAGAAATTGCTAAAGAAAGAGAGCGAATAAGACGGTCACAGGCAGGCGAAAATGAATACGTTGGTAGAGAAACAAAAGGTGTTGAAAATTCTTTAGAAAAAATAGCAGAACTACAAGCGAAACTTGCGAATAAGAGATCTGTGAATGAGATGAAGATGATTCCTAATACCACTGGTGCCCAAATGGAAGCAACTCAAAACGATACTCTTATTGCAAAGGAGGCCAAAACTAACATCGCTCCTGTAATTACAACCACTGATGCTTCAACAAATACTAGCACTATTGTAAGTACATCGACTAATCAGAATTCGCACGTAGATAGAACGATGGGGTTAGGTTCAGGGCAAATGCAACTGCAATAGATGCATAAAAAAGGAGTGGCCATAAAGACCACTCCTTCGAACCGTTAGGATTTGGCTCAACCCTACTATTAAGACGATGCTAACTTAGCAAAGTAGCTTAGTGTATCCTCATCAGAATCACCTGCACTACTTTCGCTAGAGCTCGTCGGGCCTACCTCATCCATTGGAGACTCAACCGAATTGGGCGTCACCGGCTCCTTTGTAGTATTCATTTCAACCGTTTGCGCAGGCGTAAATCCTGTTGCAACTTCAGCTTCACCGATTACTTCATAGAGTTTCTTTTTCAATTCACCGTATTCTTTATAGCTTTCAGCGTCAGTGAATTCACTTAGCTTATAGAGCTTATTGTATACCTCTTCGAGCTGTGCTTCATCTCCATCGAATAACGCTACTGCGCTATCAAATTCAGACTTATCGTAGTTACGATAGCCTTCAACTTGACGAATCTTAAGCTTGAAGTTTGCACCACCCCAAAAGTCAAATGGATTGACTGGAGTTTCATCCGCAAACTGAGGTTGCATTACATCCATGATCTTGTCCATGATTTTCTTACCATACTCATAAAGGAATACCTTACCTTCATTTTCAGGATTAGCAGAATCAGAGACAACAAGAATATTGGAGACATGGTGTAGACGACGCTTACGCTGACGTGCTGTTTCCTTGTCTTCATCACGACCTGAGTTCCACAACTGTGAGTTGAGTTCAGATACAGGATCTTGTTGACCGATGGAAGTCAATGACTTTTCGATGTACCAGCGACCAGTGCTTCCTTTGAAGCCATGATCCCAATAACGTACCCACGGAAGCTCTTCACCTTCTCCTGCGGGTAGGAAGCGAATAACGGCATAGCCATTACCTGCTTTGTCTACAGTGGGTTTCCACATTCGGTCATCACCGTAGCTCTTCTTTTCGTTAGTACCAGCTGATGCTGCTACTAGTTTAGAAATCGCATCATTGCGATTTTGTTTCATATTTGCGAACGACATATTATTTTGTATTTTATTTTTAGTATTGCATTGTATTGTTAATTACTGCTAGAATCTATATTACCATAAGTTTACTTATTTGTAAAGGTGTTTAGCACCTTTTCTTTCAGTTTGTTATGAGGTAATGGACTCCGCAGCATGATCAGCTTGTATTTTAGTAACAAGTCAATCAAGTCTTTATTTATACCTAGAGGATCACTTAGATCACTCTTCAGGCGGTTAAGGAAGTTGACCATTATATCCACTAACACCACAGATTCAAGCTGAATCTCGCCACTCCTGAGTGATTCAAGAAAGACGTTACTTGTGTTGTCGTCAGAGGTTGTACATAATTGGTCAAACGAATACTCTTTATCACTCATCAAATTCATATCTTGCGATAACATATACGTTAATTTATCGTACCGCGCAATATAAGCATTATATATTTCATCACTCATATCTCCAATCCAAGCGTTTGGATTTTGTATAAGATTAGACGTGAAGTAGTGTATTAGTTTTTCCTTATCGAATCTTCGAGAGAGTTTCTCGAAAAAGTATCTATCCCTGCGACGTTCAAACGTGTCTTGTCGTACCGCAGTTTTGAAGTTATATTTCACCGCGTCATAGTCAGACGTAAAGTGTAGTTTAAGGGACTGGTAAATTTGGTATGCGTGGTATCCGTTCATTTATTTATTACAGCACGGCCTTTATCTGCTTTCCAATCTTGTTCTGGCCTGTCAATTTTTTCATTTCTTTTTATGACTGCGTTCAATATAGGTGTTTCAATGCCTTTACTTTTACCAAAGTTAGCTAAAGCGTTAGTGTCTTTAGGAAAACACGTTCCTCCAAAGCCACGCTTACCGTCGTGTCCTGGCACCATCGTGTGGCCAGCGCCAATACGTTTATCTTGCGTTGCGATTTGCCGAATGTTTTCATAGTTGAGTCCAGCGCTTGAGCATATTGATTCAAGCTCGTTAAAGAATCCAACCTTAACACTAAGAAAAACATTTTTTAAGTATTTTATCATTTCAGCTTCACCGGGAGCACAACTAATTACATTCGAATTTATAATAGATCCGTGCTTATACGCAGATTCAAATATACGTTCTATTTTATTTAAGAGCTTTTCATCGTGCGACCCAAGTATCCATTGGTCACAGTTTTTAAAATCCTGCTTCCAATTCTTTTCTGTTAGAAACTCTGGCATAAAGTTGACGTTAAGTTTTTCAGAAGTTCCAGGAGGAACTGTTGATCGTAATACGATATGT